TGTGCTTTTGTCGGCTTGGGAAGCTAGCACTGCTCGAAACCGCCTGCACGTCTCGCCTTTGGGAAAAACTGAGCGATTTGCCTAAGTGTCCAGTTGACACCGCTTGGGGGAGGATCAATGGCCGACGGCGCGGAACGCACACGAAAGACCGGTAGGTGAACGGTTGCACGCGGCATATCGGCGGGTGTAGGATGCGGGTGAATGATCCGTCCTCTAATGCGGGGGGTGTAGCCATGAGAGTGTGGTGGGTACTCATTGCGATTGTGAGCCTTGGGTGCGGAAACGATTCGACACGGCCCCAGCTGCCAGAGCGAGGGCGGCAGGGCGACGTGACCGAACGCACGAAAGCGACCGAAGGCAGGGAACCGACCGAGACACCGGCAGCCCCGTCGGTGAAGGACGAACCGGCGGAGGACCACGGAACAGCGAACGGCGCGCGGTACGCCGCTAAACACGCGGCCGAGAAGATACTCGCGCCGTTGCTTGTGTCGCCCGCTACCGCCGTCTATCCGTGGGAAGAGATTCATTCCACGCAAGTCCCGTGCCGGGCGCCAGACCGGGCCTGGCGAGTCCGCGGCGTGGTCGATGCGCAGAATGCGCTGGGCGTCCCTTTGCGGCACAAGTGGCAGGCGTTTATCTTCAAACGGGATGCCGAGCTTTTTCCGATCTATCTGGAAATGGAAGGGCAGGTCGTGTTCGGCAGTGTGGCCGTATTGGCCGAGGCGGGAATCACGCCGGGCGACGTCGAGGCAACACCGGCCCCCAAGCAGGCGTCGCAACCACAGCACTCTTCGGCGGAAGTGCGGGAATGGACGGACGCCAGCGGCAAGTTTCGCGTCTCGGCCAGGTTCGCGGGGCTCGCGTTCGGTAAGGTCAAGCTCGAGCGCGAAGACGGGCAGGTGATCGAGATCGAGGTCGAGAAGCTCAGCGATGAGGACCGGGAGTGGATCCGGTCGAGACGTTAGCCGACGAGAAGAAATGAGCGGCAATTACACAAGCCCACTGGATGGCGTGGCTTGGCGGTACACTCGCCGGGGCTGCGCTACGCAGATCGTCGGCGCGATCGTGGGGCTGCTAATCCTTGCGGTCTGGCGGCTAGTCGGACTGGCCATCAGGCGGAAACGTAATCGCCGACCCGCTCGGCGGTGAGGCGAAGGAAGCCAATGTTGATCTTGTCGCCCGAGTCCGCGAGAATCGTATTCCACGACAAATAGACCGGGATGCCTGCATCCGCGACGTAGGCGTGATATCCAACGAGCGTTCCGGCGAGCATGGTCATGGCCGTTCCGCCGTTATAGGGCGGAAACTGAAGCACACCCGGAGTGTATGCCGCGTCCCACGGAGCACCGAGCGCAATCAGTCCGGCAATACGCCCGAGATTGCCTGGCGAGGCACTGTACTCGTGATAGTGCGAGTCCGCCGTCGAGGTTTGGGCGTTGTAGCCATCCGAACTTATGAACGTCGCCTCAATCGAGTATTCGAGCGTTAGACGATAGAGGCCGGATTGCTTCACTTTCACGCTATGAACGTCGTAGTCATCGGCCTCCTGCCACTCAAAGACCGGATGATCGGTAAGTGACGGAAAGCCAAGCCTCGCCGTATCCGCAAACGCGGCCGACCATGATCCCTCGGCACCAAATGCAGCGTAGTCTAGTTCGACGGTGCCGCCTGAGTTTGTGTATTCCGTGCCTGAGGTTCCGAACAACGAAAACAGGGTAGACGCTCCGCCAACGCTGACAATCGGGGACACGGGCGAGGCTACAGGCCCCAGTCGCACCACGGCCCACTTCGCCCCCGTGCCGGAATCGACGGCAAGAATCTCCGCTCCAGACGGCCCGGTGCAACTGGTAAGGCCCTCGCAATCCGCATCCGTAATATCCGCCCACTTGTGCCCCCCATCCTTCATATCGATCTGCACCACGGCAACGCCGGACGCGACGGCGCGAAGGATGGATGACTCAGAGCCAGATTCAAGCAGGATAACGAACTTGCCCTCGTGGGCGCCCGCCTGGGGCGTAACGCCCTTCAGCCGGGGGAACTCCTTGAACGTGTTGCTGCCGAACTCAAAGAGCGGCCCGTCGATGCCCAGCACGTCGAACCGCATTCGGGCCGCGCCGGAGTTGTTCTTGACCTGAATGATGGTTCGCTGCTGAAAGAGCGCGTTTTCGCCCGTATTCGCCGAGAGCTTCGCCCTCGCCTCGTTGGACGCCCGGGCCGCGTCCAGGATCGAGTTGAACTGCGCAGCCGAGATCGGATCACCAGGCGCAACGTGTTCGAAGCCCTTTGCCATAGCAACAAACCTCAGATGGATCGCAGCCCGACGCCGACAACGAACGGCTCGCCATCGGCGGGAGTGAACGTGTAGTAAAGCCGATAGTCGCGGTCCGGCTCCGGGAACGGCGGAGTCGTGCCGACCGGTGGCGCGTGCCGGAAGTTATAGCCGACGGCATCCTTCGTCCAGCGGCTATCCACTTGCGGCGCGTTGAAGACGCAATCGGCTACCGTGACAGGCTGGTCCTGGTGGCCCGTGACTTCCGCCCATTCCGCCTCGGTCGCGTCGACGATCGAGTAGGTAATCGCCGTGATATCCGCCTGCACGATCGGCGTGTCGGCCTCCAGGCCCCAGGTATTCACACGGGCAAGGACCATCCTGGTCCCGCCGTGGACCACGGTATCGTGAAGCATTGCGTTGCCCATCTGAAACACCTCCTAGACTACCTGCCCCGCGACGATCCCCGGGGAATAAACCTGCCCTGCCGCCATCGCGGGCGCGTACGTTTGCCCGGCCGCCAGGCGTGGCGAATACACCTCCGCCGCCACAACGCGGTAGGGGCCGCGGAGTGCCCGGGCGACGATCTCGCCGGCCGTGACCCGCCACGTCAGCGCCGCCGCCTCGCCGGAGACATCGCCCAGCATTTCCAACTCGCCCGGCGTTACGCCCCAGGCAAGCGCCGCCGCGCCGCCGGAAAGCGCAACGACTCCGGCAATCAGCTCGCCCGCCGCGAGGTCCCATTGCAGCGCAGCGGCATCGCCCGCGCACGAAACCACGCCTAGCCCCGGATCGCCCGCCTGGACGCCCCAGGTGAGCGCAGGAGCCGCTCCAGCAACTTCGACGCCTCCCAGAGCGGGCAGTCCGGCCGTAACGCCCCAGGTCACTCCAGGGGCCCCGCCAGCGATAGCAACGGCTCCGGTAACGATCGAGCCGCTTGCCGCCGCCCAAGACAGGCTCGCCGCCGCGCCCGTCACCTGCACCGCGCCGAGTGCCGGCGTCCCGGCGGTAACGTCCCACGACACGACGGGCGCGCTGCCATATAGAACGGTCAGCTTTCGCTCCGCCCGCGTCCACACGGCTTGCGCGATCCGCTCCGCAAGCGTGGCGGGAACGGCAACGCCACCGGCGGCCAATGTCCGCGTTGCATTGGTCCATACGGCGGCAGCGATCTGCTGAACAGTGGGGAAGCTCATCCGGTCAATGTCCTCCCTTCCGCGCCTGCGTAGGTCCAAACCTCGTCAGCAATCTCGGAAGGCGTCGGAAACAGATTCTCGCCATAGTGCGTTACCAACTCCCCCGTCACGTCGCCCGGCGTCACGTCGGCCTCGGCATAGCTGGTGTAGTGGTCGGCTCCGTCAACGAGGGCCAGGTTCCGCGCAGCCATCCCCGTAATGCCGGACACGCTGGAAATGCTGTCGCCGTCAAATCGTAGCTGGCCGTATACTGATGACTCCACGCCGGGCGCTGAAGCTCCAATCACATTGCCCACAATCGTAGAAAGTGCCGATCCGTTGACGATCACGCCTGGCGCGGCCGCGTGGGTACCTCCAGTAACAGTACCAGTGATACTGACTGGGGCGGACGAGGAATAGATTCCGCTTGCGCCGGTGTTGCTCCCGCCCGTCACGTTTCCCGTCACTACCGTGCCACCAGACGGAGCTCCCGTACTGTTTACGCCGCGTGAGTTCAGGTCTCCTCCTCCAGTTACGTCGCCGGTGATGGTCAAGGTGCCATCTGACGTGTGTGCCACACCATATTGCAACATGCCAGCCCCGGCAGTCACGTCACCGACGATTGCAGCGGAACCGGAGGCGAATTGCACGCACGCCGTCGTACCCGCCACCACATCCGCTGTCAACGTCACGCCATCCGCGAGAACGAATCCGCCGCCACTTGTCAGCGTGTCGATCTGGGCGCAGGTAGTATCGACGTTGATCGTGATGCTCGTTTTTCCATTGGCTCGCAGCGTATCGTCGGCGGCCAGACTGGCCCACGTCAACCAGTTGCCGGACCCGTCCGACACATCATTCCAAAGACTTGCGGTATTGATGTTGACTGAACTTTGCTGCGCATACCAGACGGTTCCCATCAGAGCACCTCATCGCGGTAGGCGGTCACGAGCGTAGTCAGCGAGCCGAGAAACGCCTGTTGCGCCTCGGTCAACCCCATCCGGCCCGAGGTGAACGAATGCACGACGTTGCACCGTTCGCTGCCAGCCATCGCCGTAATGGAAACGGCAACCGACTCGCGCCCAGGCTCGATATTCACGGCCACGGAAATGGCGTGCCCGTCGATTTCCAGAGCGGCGATTGCGGACTCGATTTCCGCGAGCGTAGGCATGGAGGGCAGGCCGTACGCTTCCCATTGCGTGGCCTCGTATGCCCCGACGTGTAGGATGGCGGCGCGCGTCGGCGCGGGAACCTCGGTCAGGGACGCGATGACAGCACGGTAAGCACCGTCTGCTAGGTTCACGCCGTTGCTGGCGAGTTGCTGTTGCAGCCACGTGTTCCCGGTGCTTGTTAGCTCGGCATCGAGTAAGCGGACATTATCGGCCCCGATCACAGCCAGCAAGTCCCCGAACGTCACGGGCTCTTGTCGCTGAACTTCGACCGTCGCGGCTAGATGTGACTGTATCGCCTCGGCCGTCTCGAATTGCCTGAGTAGGGTTCGGAAGATTGCGGACATGACTCACCTTACGCACCCGGATTGTTCAGATAGAACCACTTGTTGTCGGCGTGCGGCTTGATCGTGACCGGGCTGCCATTCGTAGTGAGGGGGCTGGCCGCCGCGACGTAGGCGATCGGGATATTGGTCGAGTCGTCGCCGCTGCTAAGCGTCCCCTTGTAGATCAGCCAGCCGGTAATTGTGTCGTTGCTCGCGCCGCCCAGGGCAGCATGCTCCACGTCCGCCGAATCAAACAGGGTCTTGTCGGTCGATTGCGTCACGGCCAAGGTGCCGAGCGTCTTCCGCGTGTAGTCGGTACAGTCGAGCTCGTCGACGTTCTCCGTCGCCAGCACGGCCGCCACGGTCGCCGCACTCCGGGCCGGAGCGCCGACGCCCGCCAGCAGCAGCAGGCGGAGCGTTGTATCGTTCTCCCAGTCGATCGTCCCTTCGGCGATCCCGAGGGACGCGATGTTGAACACGGTTGACATAATGAATCTCCTGTTCTAAGTTCCAATCCCCAGGCCGCCGAAACTGGCAAGGGGGTAAACTTGGTGGACGTAGACCGCAATCGGCCGCGGCGTCGTCTTTTTGGCCGTCGTATCGTCGATCTGCTCGTAACGGACGTCGATATGCTCCCAGCCCCGGGCCGCGATGCCGACGATCTGGCCGATCGTCTGGTCGATTACATTCGGCTGCGCGGCGAACTCGTAGGAAACCTCGGCGGTCAGTTGGGGCTGCTCCTGCGTACCCGTCAGCCGCGCCTCGGCCGTCGCGCCCCGAAACTGCACTTCTCCGGCCGCGAACCCGCGAAAGGCGTGGTTGTTGACGCACCGCGTCAGGTAGGCGCACGTCATCGCGTAGTTCCAGGTGAGCATCCCGGGATTGACCGTATACCGCTCCGTCCAGCGAAAGTCAGGCACCATCACGTCGACGCCCTCGACCGTGCCATCTGGCTTGGCACCGATCGCGCCGTAATTCTCTGGCGCCGCCTCTCCCGGAGGGCCGTACTTGCCGACCGTCGCGATGGCTTGGAAAATCTTCTGCGTCCCGCCGCCGGTCGACCACGACACGCTGGCATCGCCGATCTCGCGCGGCTTGTCGTTCTTGTCGTACGGGACCGTCGCGTCCCATAGGCCGGAGACGCCGGAATCGTCCGGCTCGATCGTGGGCTTCTGCCGAATCAGCCCGTCCCAAATCAAAGGCGTGCCGGTAAGCACCGCCCAGCGTGCCGCGACGTCATCGGTCGTGCCGTCCACCTTCAGTCGCAGCTCGAAGCTGTCGCCGCGACGGCTGCGAGATTCCGGTGTTTCGTAGACTTGGATGGCCATCGTGATTACTCCGAGAACACCGATTGTTTGACGGCGTGGCCCTGGCGGATCAACTCGCGGATCAACTTCGTGGTCTCGAAGGTGTTCTTCGCCGTCTGCTCCGCTGCATTGCCGCCCATGCCAAGCCCGCCCAGGGCCCACTTCGAAAAGGTGCCGACGGTGAAGCCCCCCTTCGTCGCGCCCGGAAGTTTCGTTTCCGCCGCCTTCTGATCCAGTAGGTCCTGCTTGCGCTGGTATTCGATGTTCAACAAGCGTCTCGCTTCGTCCGTTTGGGCACCGGCCATGGCGCGATCGAACTCCCGGTTCAGTTGGATTTGCTCGCGGTCGCGTTCGTCGGGAACAAATAGCTCCAATTCTAGGTCTTCGATTCGCCGCCGAATGGCTTCCTCTTCACCGCCAAGACGCTCCGCTTCCGCCGCCTGCCGCTCCGCCTCGCCCTTCTGTTCGATCTTCTGCCGTCGTTCTTCCGCCGCGATGGCGTTGTCGATCGCCAGGGCGCGAGCCGCCTCGACCAGCGTGACATCCTGACCGGCTTCCGCTGCTCGGCGCATCGCCTCTTCATAGTGTTGCGTGATGCTAGCCATCTCACGCACAAACGGGTCCTCGATCGAATCGATCGAAAGTCGCACGATCTGGTCAAGCAATGCCTGGTTGGCCTCGATGGCGTCTGCCGCGCCGCCCGTAAACGCGTCACCCGCACTCTTGCCGGCCTCGCCCCATTCCTCCACGTCGCCGCCGCCCTTCAGGATGTCCATTTGTTTTCGCAGTAATCGCTGTTTGTCGCCGAGACGTTCGACGTTGTGATATGCTTCTTGCTGTGCCCCAGCCGTCTTCATGGTCCAGCCGGACGTAAACAAACCACGCTGGGCAAACTCGTCGGCATGGGCTTCCGCCCTGTCGAGTTCCGCCGCAACGTCGCGCAGCTCCATTTCGACCTGGTTCAGTTGCATCTGCCGCATCGCGGCGTTCAGTTTCGCTTGCGCCTCCGTCATGCCGCCTATCTTGCCCGTCGCGGCGTCGATGCTGATACCCAACGCGCCGTAGCGAGTTTCGAGCGTGGAGACAATCCCGTTCGCTCTGCTCATTTCGTCGCTGCTGAGCGATTGCTGCCCGGCCAGCTTTTCTAGCTCTTGGAACCGCGCCCGATCCTCTTGCCGGACACTGCTTTGCCGGGTGTAGTATTCGTTCATCGCGCGTTTGGCGTTTTCAGTCGCGCGAGTCAGCGCGCCATAGGCAACCACAAGAGCCGTTACGCCGGCCAGTGTGGCCACCATGGGATGGGCAGCCAGGAACGTTAGCGCGACGCCCAGGGCCTTCGTTACCACCACGGCTCCGCCAACGATGCTGCCGACGGAGGAAATGACGGTTCCGAACACGACCGCCGCCGCGCCGGCAACTGCCACGCCGGCCCCGATCTTCGCGACCGTAACGACAAGCTCTTGATTGTGCTTGACCCACTCGATCACCGGATGAATCCATTCCCGAGCCGAATCCGCCGCTTGCTGCAGCGCCGGGGCCAGCGCCCCGCCAATCTGAATCACGGCCATCTTGGCCCCGGTAGTCAGACGGGTCCAAGCGTCGGTCAGGTCTGCCGCCGCCTTGACATCTTCATCCGTCATGATGAAACCGAGTTCCTTCGCCTCGGCCATGAAGCCCAGCAAGCCGTCCTTGCCGTTCTTGAGCATGGGCAGGAGTTGCGTGCCCGCGCGGCCGAACAGGATCGTCGCAATCGCCGCCTTCTGCGTGTTGTTTTCCAGTCTCGATAGAGCCGTCGCACTCTCCATGAAAAGTTGCTCGGTGCCCTTCAGATTGCCGTTAGCGTCCTTGACGTTGACGCCCAGCGTGTCGAACGCCTCCGCCGTAGACTTCGACCCATTGGCCGCGTCGTAGGCCGCGCGCTGCATTCGGCGGATGCCGGTCTCCATCGCTTCGATCTCCGTCCCGCCGATCTGCGCGGCATGTCCCAAGGCGGAAAGAAACTCGACCGACGCCCCGACCCGACTGCTCATCTTGTCCAGGGCATCGCCGGCCGACATGAAGGTTTTGGTAGCGGCCAGCAATGGCCCAACGATCGCCGCCCCGCCGGCCATTAGCTTCATGCCCATGCCGGTGACCGTACTGCCCCAGGCTTTGAGCTTCGTCGACGCGGCCTTCAGTCCGCGCACGAGTTTGGAATCGTCGGCAAATAGCTCGACGAACGCCCGGCCGGCTCGAATTGCTCCCGCGTTGCCCGCCATGTCATTTCCTCGCCCATTCGGTACTGCCGCATAGGGCCGCCGTCAGGATTGCTACCCCGTTCGGGTCCGGTTTGATCGGCCGCGGCTTCTTGTGCTTCATAAATGGGTGCAGCTTTGCCGGGTCGATCCGCTTCTTGCTCCACGGTGCTTGCAGGTCGGCACGCAAGACCGCCGTATGGTTCCACCGTTCGCGCTGCGCCCCCTCGGCCATCCAAACCAGCTCGCGGAGCGTCAGGCCGGCGGGGTCGATTCCGATGATGCCGGCGAGTCGGTAGCAATCGGCGAGGGTCCACGGGCGAGGGCGTCGAGCTTTGCCGTCGCCTGCTGCCGCTTCCTTTCCGCTACCAGTACCGCCGCTTCCGTCGCCCGGTCCACCATCGCCGCGTCCTTGCTGTCCTCGGCCAGCACCAGCTTCATGTTTGCCTCGATCGCCTTGGCCTCCGCCTCGCGGCGAAGGCCGCGGAAAAAAGCCTGCCATTCCCCCATGAACGCCTCGTATGCCGCATAGGCCGCCTCGCCGCCCAACGCCTCCCCGAATTGCTCATCCGTAACGCCTAGATGGTCCGCCTGGGGCTTGACCAACGCGAAGATGCAGTCGATCAGCAGGGCCGGATCGAGTTGCAGGCGGGTGACGAGCGGACGGCCCTTGCGTGCGACACCGCGCACCTTGCGGGGCTTCGCGCCCAGGGGATTGAGCAGGTCGACGTGCAGCAGACTCTTGACCCGCTTGACTCCGCTGATCGTGAGAGCAAGCTGCCAGGTCCGGCCGGCCGTATCAATGAACTGGTGCATGGTTACCTCAGGTGGAAGCGTAGAGAACGCCGATCTGCAAGGTCGCCTCCGCCGTCGTGTCCCCGTTGCTCGCCAGCACGTCATTGACCGGATCGCCCGTGAGCGGGTTGGTGATGCCTTGCCCGCTAATCCAGCTCCAGCCCTCCGCCGCAAGCAGCAGGACGGCCTTCAGAACCGTGGGCGTCACGGAACGGAACGCGATATGCGCCAGCTTGGTTGAGCCGGCCGCAATGATCTCCGCCAGGTCGCCGTCGAAGTCGGTGTCGATCTCGACCACCACGCTTGCGGTCACGGCGTCGTCTTCCGTTGGCAGCACGTCACCGGACGCGCCGGTGAACGGTACGTCATTGCCGGCAACCGTGCCCACGGTCGCACCGTAGGCGCAGTGGTAGACGCCATCGACGTCGACCCAGAAGATGTTGATCACGTCGGCATCGACGATCCCGTGCCCCGCGCCGAGGGTCAGGGTTCCCGCCGTGTCGCCCCCGCGAGTAGACAGCGTGCCAGCTACGGCTACCGGGAGCGCGACGGACTGGCCGATTTGCCCCTCCGCCAACCGCGTGACGTTGCTCTGGATGGACAAGCCGCCAACGCTGGCGGTCTGCTGGATGGTTCCCGTGTTCATGGCTTGGTTCCTTGGTCTATGGTTTCACGGCCGCCTGACCGGTGTTAAACGTCGACCGGCCATCGCGTGATGAACGTCGGCTTGATGGTCACAGCGTAGGTCTGCTCGGTTTCGTCCGGTTCGGATCGCTCCATCTTCATGATGTACCAGTCCGCGTCGACGCCTTTGCCAGACGTTTTATCGAGTACCTTGAATGCCAGCGCCGTCTTCGCCGCATAGGCGGCACGGAGCGCGGTCAAGTCCGCGTCCGCGTCGTCGTTGAGCATCGTGAAGTTGACCTCGATCGTGCGCCGAGTTGGCTTCACGACATGGAACGCCGAGGCCCGGCGGCTGATGTTCGCCTCGGCCATGCTGTCCGGCATGGTGACGTCGCGGACGTTGGTCATCTCGGTCGACGGGGAACTACCCGCCGTACCGCGATACAGTTTGGCGTCGAGTCCTATGAGCGCTGCCATGTTTCTACCCTCGCAAAAAAACGGGGGCCGTGCGATTTCTCGCGCGGCCCCCGTAACGGGACGCGAAGGTTACGGCTTCTCGCCGGCGGCCAAACCGGCTTCAGCCCCGCAAAGGTCCGGCGAGTCACGCCGGCCCCCTGGTTCGGTTGTCACTTGATGCTGTCCTGCCACATGCCCGGCAGCTTGGGCTTCTCCTGCTCGAACGCAGGCCGCATGAACGGCCGCATTTCGATAAACGTGCTGTAAGTTTTGCCCCGGACCGTCGCCTTCGACCGCCCGCCGTACTCGAGCGCCTCGGGAGCCTGCCCGACTTTGCCCGCGAGACGTGTCGGCCCGATGATCACGCTCCGTTTCGTCCGGTCAAAAACGAAGAAAATAAACCGCTTCAGCAGGCCCGTATGGCTGCTGGGCGGCTCCCCGGGCGAACTCGCCCGCCGCCGCGTCCGGATGCTCTGCCGAGCCCGTTGACGGACGTAGGCCCCGAATCGGGACAGTACGCGAGTCGTGGCGCGATCGGCCGACCGCTGGACCGTCTTTCGGTCGAAGAACATCGCCTTCGCTTGGTCGATCTTCATGCCGATCATTTCACTTCGATCTCCGCAATCTGCATGTCCACGTTGGCGATCGCTACACCGTCCATCGGGAACCGTAAGACGATATCACCAGCGCACTCTAACTCGTCGCCCGTGTCGGCGTCGAATAGTCTTGCACTCACTCCGTAGAGCGTCTTCGCGCCCTTCTCCCCGGCCGGCAAAACCACTTTGAGCCGTTTCATTCGATCACCTGAAACGTGAAACGCAGTACGCCCGTATAAATCCGCTGGCTCTCCAGATGCTCCGGTGCAAAGCCCGCTTCGGCACCGCCTACCGTCTCGGTACGCAGCCAGGTCGCGACCGTCAGGGTCGATAGCCGCGGCTGGTTGAGCAGCCCGCGGATCGACACCATCAGCAAATCTTGCAGGACGTCGAACGCCGCCGAGTCATCAGGATCGACCTCCTGCTGTACGCCGACGTCCACACCGTAGTTGCACCGCTTGCGGGCCCGGTCCGCCTGTTCCTCCGCGAACGTGGAGGGAATCACCTGGACCTGGATCGTCGACAAGTCTTCCCGCTTCACGCCCGGCAGAAGTTTCCGGACCGCCGTAAAGTCGCCCAGCGAGGCCGCGTTGATCGCGGTCACGACGGCATCGGCAATCTGGCTATGCCGGTTCATTCGTCGATCCTCACCAGTTTGGTATGCACTCGCATCATGCGCCAGTTGGCATCGCTCCACCGGAACGGCTGTTCCCGGCCCTCGGGCGATGCGACTTCGAACACGTACGTTTTGCCGTCGACCAGTTCCTCGATCCGGTCGCCGGCCCGCGGCAAGGCGTGAAGCCCTTCCAATACCAGGTCGGCCGCGCGGAGCAAGAAGTCCCGCTCCATGGAGTCGACGCGAGGCCCGACGTCTTCCGCCGCGTTCAACGCCGTCTGGCCGAAGGTTGCCGAAAGCGTCAAGCGCTCGTCGCCTCGCACATAGGTGACCATGTGCGAGGCGTGCGCGTTCAGCTTCCCGGCCAGCCAGTCGGCACTGCGTTGGAGCATGTCAGGCATCGGTTGCCTCGGGTGTGGCGGTTGCCTCGGGTTGCGGCTCCGCAGGAGCGGGCTGCACGAGGCGCCAGCCGTCGGGCAGCAGTTCCACGTCTCCGATGGCGAGCCGGCCCGCCTTGAGCGCCCGCAACAGGGCGAGCGTCTTCAGGTAATCGCTGCGCACCTGCGAGGCGGCATTGATCTCGGCCAGTTCTCTCAATAAGTCTTCCACAGTCGCATCTCTTTCCGTTGATTCCCGGGGCTGCGATGATGCAGCCCCGGGAACGCAAACTGTTCGGGGCGCCTCACACGCGGTAAAGCACCCAGGTATTGCCGGTGACCTTCTTCGCGAGGAAGCGACCCGTGCTGCTCCCCCAGACACCGCCCGTCGTCGCCGAGTTGGACGGGATGACCGCGCTGCCGACGATGGTGAAGTCGGCGCCCGCGGCTACCGTGATGATGTAGGTCGCGTCCGTCGCCACGTTGGAGATGAAAACCTCAAAGGCATCCAGGTTCGAATTGGCGAAGGCGGCCGTCATGGCCGTGCCGGTAGGCAGCGTGTAGGTCGCAGCCGCCGTCGGCGTGGCCGTGATAAACTGCCCCTTGAGCTGCGCGACCGTGAGCGTGGCCGTATTGGTCGCCGTCTGGGGATCGGCCATGTTCCACGTCGGCATCCCGACCAGGCGGATCAGGCCCGTCTTGCCCGCGGTCCCGCCCGCGTGCGTGCCGGCCGCCCCGGCCGTGAGAACGACGCTTCCACCGCTCCCCGCTACGCCAGCCCCGGCGGCAGCGCCGCCGGCTCCGGCCGTCAGGCTAACCGTCCCGCCGGCGCCGCAAGTGGCAGTGGCACCCGATGCCCCGCCTGCCGCGGCCGTAATCGTAACGGCCCCGCCAGCCCCGGTAGTCCCGGCGCCCGTCGTGGTCGCTCCGCCGATTCCCGACGTGATGGTTACGGCCCCGCCGGCCCCGCCGGCGCCAGCAGCGCCGCCGGCGCCGCCTGCCCCGGCGATCAGCCCTGCCGCTCCGCCAGCTCCGCTCGTTCCGGCAGCCGTCGCTCCACCGGCTCCAGCCGTGAAGGTAGCCGCGCCTCCGACACCGCCCGTACCGGCCCCGGCAGCCGCGCCTCCGACGCCAGCCGTGCTGCTGATAGCGCCGCCGGCGCCGCCCGTGCCCGTGGTAGCGGCCGCGCCGCCAACACCTCCCACCGTGCCGGCCGCGCCACCGGCGCCACCCGTACCCGCGCCGGTGACTGCGCCACCGGCGCCGCCCGTGCTAATCGCCGCGCCGCCAACACCACCAGTCCCGGTTGTGTCGCCGCCGCCGGCCCCGCCCGTACGGGCCACGCTTCCACCGGCGCCGCCCGTGCCAGCAGCAGCCGCCACGCCAGCCCCGCCGGTAATGGTCCAGGCACCGCCCGCGTTGCCAGCTCCATTACCAGCACCGCCGGTCCCCGCCACCGCACCGCCCGCACTGGCGGAACCGGGCATGCCAGCGATGCCAAGGCTCGAATCGGAGCCGGTAATGTCGTCGGCCGTCACGTGGCCGCCAATCGTCGCAGTACGCTTGGCTGCCGTCATCAGGACGCGAACCGTCGCGTCCGTCGCCGTCGTGGCGTTGGTGCCGTTAGGTTGCGTCGGCGCAGCAACGCCAATCAAGTGATTGCCGGCCGCGGTCGCCGTCGCGGCACCGCTGAGGGCAGTGCCGCCGTACGGGCTGCCGTTCTCGTCCCAATAGACGGCATCGCCAGCCGTGATGATCTCGGCCGCCTGGGGGAAGTCACGCAAGCCGTCCGCGGACAGCGCGCCAACTTCTCCGGCGGCAATCGCCACCGGCGCAACCATCGGGATCGTGCTAACAACAACCACGTCGCCGGCGGCAACCGCCGCAACCGGCGTGTAGTCGAGTGCGTGCCCGTCGGACACGAGCAGGACAGGGGTTTGAGCCATGATTCTTTCTCCTACTTACGAGGATGTTCTTGCTTGGTAAACGGGCACCCGCCCGTGAAATTGGGTTGTGGTTACACGCCGGCCGACAGGACGGACGCGCGATACTCGGTCATCGAAACGCCGAAGTCGTGATAACCTCGGAGCTGAATGCCCAATTGATCGAAGTCGACGTCGCTCGATTCGATCGTCGGCGTCTGCACGCCGTTCAAGAAGCACATCGCCGCACTCGCGAGCACGGCCGGATCACAGGCGAGCCACCAGTGCGTAAGCGAGTAGCCCGTGTAGGCATCGCTGGATAGTTGCGGCACCACAACCGGCCGGAACCGATTCTGGTACGTGTTGGCCGTATAGATGACCTTGCTGGCCGTCGTGTCCCGCATTTCCTGCGACACGTAGATCTTCCGGCCCGTCGCCTCCAACGTGGACGGCACCAGCAGGCGGTCCGGCTCAAGGCCGAGTTGGTTGCCGTCCGGGCCCTTCGCATCGCGGAACAGTTGAACCGCTGCGTTCAACGCCGCCTCGCTCAGGGCAGTCCCGGCCCCGGACTGGTAGTTGCCACGTGCCCCGGTCCAAAACGTCCCGGCGTTGACGGCCGCCAGCCAGACAGTCCAGAATCGCTTGTTCATCGCCAGCACGGCGCCCATGCCAAGCCGGGCGCGAAGATCGTCGAACGCGCCCAGATCATCGTTGATGATGTCGGGCCGCGTGAGAGCCAACATTTTCGCGTAGGTTTTCGCTTGGAGGGTGTACGACTCCTGGCCCATCGATCCGTGCTTGATCTCGCCGCTGGGAGGCAATTCCTCGTACTCCAGCGAGGCGGTCAACCGGAAGGCCGTAACCTGCTTGAAGTCCGTCACGTTTCGCACCCGGCCCACTTCCCGCCACGTTTGCGGCGCCGCGTTGAAGCCTTCCAGCAGGAACTTGCCGCCGGCTGAGGTTAGCAGCGTGGTAATCGTATGCGTGGAGAATGCGAGTTGCATGACCTCGCGGAGGTTGCCATCGCTCAGCGCCATGCGGCCGCTGTAGCCGTTCTGCGCGGCGAACATCAGAAGCATTTCTTGCAGCCCCAAGCCGCGGAAGCGGTCGGCCGCCTCCATCACTTCCGGCTTGTAGACCTTCTCGGCGTTTGCCAATCCGGCGGTACGGCAGAACGCGCACTCGATCACCTGGGGCGACGTGTCGCGGCTGCTGGCGTGGATCGCCGGTGCCTTGGGTAGCTCGGCTTGAATCAGTTCCACCTTGTAGGCAGAAGCCGCTTTGATGGCCTCGACCTCGACCCGCGTAGCCGGCCACTCTTCATTGAGCGCCTTGGCCTTCAGTTCGGCTGCCGCCTGGCCGGCCTTGTTCGACAGTTCGGCCAGTTTGCCGGCGTCGATGCGGCCAGCGTATCCGGCGGTCTCGGCTTGGATGGCCGCCGTGTGCTTTTCGCAAGCGAGCACGACGGCCGACAGGTCGAACGTCGGGGCAGGCGCGCCGGTCGGCTTGGGCTTGTTTCCGGTGGCAGTGGCGTCAATCGTCTTGCCGTCTTCCACCTTTGCCGACGCCTTGACCTCGGCATCGTACTTCGCTTGCAAGGCCACTTGCTGGGCGTCGGTCAATGCGGCGAACTCGAAGCCGAGCGCCTCAACCCATTGCTGGAAATTCATCGGAATAACCTCCGTTTTTGAGTGAGCGGCCTCTGCCGCGATATTCACAGAAGTGGATGCATCCGCGCCTTCGGGCACGAACGCGATATGACGGAGAACGCTCTCCATCGCGATAACGGCCGGGCCGTTGACGGTCTGGCCGTTGACCTTCATGGTCTTGCCCTCCGCCAGCTCGACGGTCTTCTCGGGCAGGACGCTGATGGACGCCTGCCAGGGGAAGCCGGCGTCGTGCGATTCCAAGACTTGCCGGGCGAACTCCGTGGCGCCGCTGATGACACCGGATGCAACGAACCGCGTCCCGTCCGTCTTGTCGTGCCGGTCGGTGTGGCCCACGATCCGCTCGCGGTCGTGACCGAAATACGAGGGCAGTTGCTTCCTCGCCAGCCGCATCCCGCGAATGTTCACCACGGCGGGCGGGCCGTAGTTGTTGATCGAGACCGGACCGCCGTTGTAGGCTTCCATCGTGAAGCGGCGAGGCTTGTTCTTGCCGTCGCCCTCCGCCGCCGCGTCGATCGACAGGGGGCAGCAGAGCGAAATGGCCCGGGCGTCTTCCGCCTTCGCGGCCTCGATCTTCGCCACCTTACGGCGTTGCGACTGCTTGCTCATCGTTCGGCTCCTATGCGAGGTTTGCCGTTTCCGTTGCGACCGGGGGCAGGTGGAAGCCCGCCAGACGCTTTCTCTTCGGGCTCCTCGGCCTTCTCGGGCGCCGGTGCCCCCGCCTTGACGAAGTTAGCGCCGAGTAGCTTGGCCCGGTACTCTTCCGGCGTGATGCCGTAATCGGTAGCGCCGATCTGAACGACGTCCTCGAAGTCAAGGCCGCGTCGACCGAATACGACCGTGGGCGGAACGCCGATGCCAAGCTCTTCTTTGTCCGCCTGAGCTGCCTTGGCCGCGTCTACTTGCGGCATCGGGGGCCAGTCCCATTCATGTCGCGGGGCTGGCGAGTCGGGGACCGCCCAGCCGTAGCGGTTGGCCGCCTCCTCGAACCAAAGCGAGAAAACCTTGTCGAGAACTTGCGACTCGCAATCGGCCCGGTCGGTATCGACCTCCTGGTAGTAGATCAGGTGGTCGTTCTGTGTACCGGAGAAGCTGTTGCCCGAGGAATCGCAGGCGGCAATCGAGTAGCTCATCGACTTTGGCCGTGCCTCTTCCGAGACGATCGACCGATTGAATCCGTCGTAGGTGGTTGCAGGCTGTTCCGCCCGCATCTGCGCCATCTTTCCGCCCGCCGGCGTAGCGACAAGCATCCGCCGTTCGATCGGCAGCGATGAGAACGGCCGGACCTCATCCGGGCCGTCGTTCCCGGCCTCCATTTCGAGCATCGCGGCGAAGTCCGCCGCCGTCTCGGCCGCCGCGATCACGGCCTCGCGATAGCGCCGACCCTTGCCGAACAGCCCCAGCGTACTGATGCACTCCGGCACGCCTCGGTGTTGTCTCGGTCGGTCCGAGGCAAACCAATGGCACATGAACCGGGCTGGTACCATCCGCGAACGGTTCGCCATGCCACTCCATAGACCGCCGGGGTGCTGTTCCAGAACCTCGTATTCCAGGACGTTGCCGAATTGGTCGAACCGAACGCCGTCGATATGGCCGACCTCCCCGTAAGGCAGAAACGGACTAGAAACCTGGTCGCACTCCAACTCCGCCAGATCGAGCTTGACCTCGTGCGCGACGCCGGGGTTACTGACGATCTGCAGGAACGCCTCGCCATCGCCCGTCTTCGCCTTGCAGGCCGTGCGGAGCTTGCGGGCGAACCCGACCGCCTTGCACCAGGCGAGCCAACGCGCCTCGACCATCGCATTGAATGCCGCGTTGCCAGTCTCCATCCGGAGCGTCGGGCCGCGTCCCACCGCGTAGTTGGCGTTTGTGCGAACCACGCCGATCGCGTAGCCGTTGTTGGTTTGCTCCAGACGGCTCCGCTCCCGCGCCCGCTTCCGGACCGCGAGACTGTTCGCCGCGTCCGCGTCGAGGGCGTCCGCCTGACTCCAGTGAGTCGCCATTTCCTCGGAGTCGCCCGCCGCGCTGTACCGCATCTGCATCAGCCGATGGCTCACCCGTTGCGTCAGGTCGGCAATGTCCGGCCTCGCCCGGTTGGGCGCGGAGAAGAACCGGCGGAATGTGCCCATTAGTCCCATTAGTCGCTCGGAATCAGCTTGCGGAAGTGCAGCCCGAGGTGGTTCTTTTGGGTGGACTCCCGGGCTCGCAGGTGCTTGTCGGCCGCGATAACGTCCGCGACGAACACCGCCTGCACGTTGGTCCCGTCCACGGACACGCTGCGCGGCTCGGTCGCAGTTTGTCGCAGGACGTCGGAAAGGTCTTCGCTGCTCATACTCGCATTGTGAGCGCGGACCGTCGCGGCAAAGCAAGGGCAAGACGCCCTCGCGTGAGAAGTGGGGGCTACATATAGACCTTACCCCCAGAAAGATATTCCGTTTCACGCCTGCTCAAACGTCGTGATGCGGTGCCCGCAGTTGCGGCACTCACGCCGGCGGAGAATCACGCCGTCACCCTGCCGGGTCTTTCGGACGCGAAAATCACGGCAGCCGCACTTGGGGCACTCCAGCCCCGTCGCCGGCCGGTTCAGGGCAGCCAAGTCCTGCATCGTCGGGCGATCTTGGGGTTCGACCATCATCATGCCCGCCTCGCAAGCTGTTCCAAGGTCGGCCGATCCGCCGGCCGACGTCGCTGGGGCTGCGCCTCGACGCCCGGGACCGTCGCCCCGAGCATCGACCCGGCCACGGCAGAGCCCACCATGCAATCCCAGTAGTGGTTGTCGGGCCGGCCCGGCTTCCACTCCCAGATAGTCCGCTCGCGCCCCGTTTCCTTGTGGATGATCGTCTTCGGTTCCTCCGAGACGCAATGATCGGCGAAAAGTGCGTGCAGTTTCGGATTGTCGCCGAACATCTCCCAGCCGCCAGGCGTGCCGGTGGGCATCGCAAGCCGGGTGGCCGCGAACGTCTTCCACCAGTTCGTGTCGATGCTCAAAACCCTATCCCCGCCGGTCTGGACCGCTAGTCGCCAGTTGACCCCAATCACGGCGCCAGGCTCCTTTCGGTATTCGCTGAAGCTACGCCGCGTTGGCCCCAGGCCGATGCCCATGGCCGGTAGGACGATCGAGCCGCCCTGGGGATGACGACGACAGAACTGCTTGACCAGCTCCGTCTTCTGACCCCATTTGGCATCGATCAATAACCTGCCGATCCGCAACGTCGCGCCGTCCTCGCGCCGAAACGACCGGCCGAGAAGATCGTCGGTCAACACGCGCAGCCCCGCCAGCAGCCAGGCGTCTTCGGTCAGGCTGGGGTGGACGTCGGCCATGCAGACGGGCGCCGAGCTTTGCGCGAAGTACGCCACGGGTTGCCGGGGATAGGTGCCGTAGTCGATCGGCCCGCCGCCGAACTCCGGCTCCCAGGCGGACACGGCGAAGTAGAGCAGCCGCTCGTGGACGTCGATATAGGCTGCCACCCACTGACACAACTTCGGCACGGCCGCCCGGGCAAGGCCGGTCAGCTTCGCCGCAACGTATTCGGCCGTCAAGCGAAGCGGCGCATCGTCGGGCCGTTCGTCCAGCGGCGAATTCTGGAACTCGGCGAAGAATGCCTCTTCGCCGCGCTCAAAATAGAGGTTCATCGCGTGCTGAATCGCCGACACTTCTCCGGGGCTCTTACGGGCAGGCCAAGCGGCTTCCGCGCCGGCGTCAAGGACCTCGCGATGCTCGCGGTAATACGTGTTTGCCGGCTCCATGTCCGGCACGTCTCGGCCCATGCACTCCGCAAGCACAGCGAAATACGGCTCCCAGGCAGCCATATTGGCCGGCATCGATTTAAGCAACTGCGTCCGGACGCCACGCCACAGCGGGTGCTTCTTCCGGTCCAGCACTTGATCCGCCATGTCACCCTGTCGGATGACCGTACACGGCATGACCGCGGATATTCGCCGCCCCGGCCCAGCCATGCCCAGGACGGCACCGCGTATGAGCGCTAACCGATCGGCGTTCTGCTGCCGAGACCTCGCGGATTCGTCGGTCTGCGGATCGTCCAACAAGACCAGATCGGGCCGAATCTGCCGCCCGTCGGGGTGAGCGAACAGCGACCCGCGGATGCCCTCTCCCGTGAGACCCGAGACACCAATCACGACGCCGGAAGTCGGCGAGTATCTTCCCTTGTGCCAACGCATGTTTGGTGGCTTCCGGACCCGAGGAAACACAACGCGAGTCCGCTCCCACCGAATGAATGTCGGCAGCCCGGCCTGATGCTGGCCGCTCGCGCGATTTGCAATACCTCCGAGAGAACGAATGCCAAGCGACACCTCCGGGAAATCATCGATGTACGGATGCAATTCGCGCATCCACAGTTTGATGGCGTCGAGGTTTGCGACGGCCTTTTCCTCGTTAGCCCCGACGATAAACGGGTACTGAACATACCCGAACGACGCGGCCCACAGAACGGCAAGGCGGCACAGCACTGTCTTGCCAGCCCCGCGCGGCATCGCGACTGCCAGCGTCGCGCCTCGAAACACACTCTGTTCAATCGCCGAGAGCACAATCAAATGATCCTCCGACCAAGGCCAATAGCAAGCTTCAGGCGCGTAGACCTCACAGAACCGGCGAAGGGAATCACGACACTGGTTGCGCCGCCGCACGTTCGCGATTCGCGGAGTGGGACCGATGTCTCGCAGCGCCGCGGACGCCGCCTTTTCGCTTGTCGCCACAAGCGCGCGATGCCGACTCGCGCGTTCGCTTGCGGACAGTCGAGGTTTCGGCCCTGGCCGTTTCTTTCGCGTCATTCATTGCCCATACCATGCGTCCGGACCACATCGCGACACAGCCGCAAGAACTCGTCCTGGAGCATCTTCCCCTTGGCGGCGTTCGCTTCACGTATCACGATTTGGCAGTTTTCAATGGCGTGCTGCCCGCCAGCATGTCGCGGGGAAACATGATCCAGAGAAGCGTTCTCGGGCGTCAACGGCCGCCCCGTGAGCGCGCATTGGTAATTCTGCCGCGAGAGTAACGCGAGCAATTCTTGGACGCTAACCCGCACTCTCCGAGTCGGCGCATTTGCCTTTTGGTCGCCTGGTTTCTGCATTTGAGCTTCTCGCAAGACTCATCAATTTGTGCTCCCAATCCGACGCACCTTGCAGATGCCACTGGCGGAAGCGGTGTCGTTCAATCCGGACAAGAGATGACTCCCAGGTGCTTTGGGCGGCAAGCGACTGAGGGTGACGCGGTCGCGGCGAAGCGTGCTGCCTGTAGCACCACTGGCTAACCTTCTGCAAACACCAAGCACGCCAATCATTGGGCCGCCCCGACGCAACCCATTCCCTGTGCCCCCACCGGGCCGCGTTCTTCGCCCACCGTATCCACGCTGGGCCGTAGTACGCCAACAGGGCGTCCGCCTGTTTCTTCCTTGCGATCACAGAAGCTCTGCGATTCTCTTGCCATGCGACGCCCTTGGCTGATGCGTACCACCTCGCGTGAGAAGCCAACCGCCTTTCGCGGTTCTTGTGCCATTTGTTCCGCCACAATGACCTTCGCTCGTCAGGCGGCATGGCCGCCATTCGCTGGTGGTAGCGAGCTAAGCACTGGGCGCGATGACGCTCGACAGAATTATCTTGTTGCGTGACAACCATCTAAGTCAGTCAGGACTATCAAGGGTTTCGGT